GTAAAACGATACTTCGGCGTAAAGTACCGAATATCTATCACTTTAATGGCGACTGGGTTAACGCTGCAAGTATTGAAGGACCTCATGTTGACAGTACGAAAGTAATTTCGGACTTTATCAACAAACATGATGAGGTGGCATCCATTCAAGGATACCTGAACCCTTCGGACCTGTTGATCGTTGATTGGAAATCTTCGCCCACTGTGACGGTCTATGACCGCTACTTCGATACAGCACGGACCAAACCGTACGTTATCGGGGCTCAGATTAACGATCTAGGATCGTCGTTGTTGCTAAATCTCGAATCGGCTTGTACACCGCGTGAGCCATCAAGGAGCGAACTGCTCTCTTTATTGGTTTCACGTACGGCACCTGACCGATATGATGCCTCACTACCAGTGATGGTAGTTGAGCTTCTCGAGATTATGACTACCTTTCGCATTGTTACAAATAACTTTGTATCTCTGGTGGGGAGCGGTTACCTTAGTTACAACTTTGGTATCGCGCCCTTCCTTGAAGATGTAAGGTCATTGTTTCAAGTTCTATCAAAGATAGAATCACGCATGCGTGAATTCAACTCACTGATAGGTAAAGGTGGTCTGTCACGTCATTCACAGCTCTTCACAGAGAAGTTCAGCACGACTCAATACGGTATTCCGTACGCGACGAATGCTGGCAGGTGGATGATTTGCGATTACGTTCGCTCTTACGAGATAAACATCTGGGGAACTCTCAGATGGTTTCCGAAGGATGCGGACGAAATCCCTACAGACGAGTTTGAGAAAAGGATGAAAGCCTTTCGGCTGATTCTTGATCTCGATAACCCGTCGTGGGACACAGTGTGGGAGGCCATACCATTCTCATGGTTGATCGACTACTTTGTGTCCATAGGACCGGCGTTGGCTAATTCGTCAACGTTCGATGCATATGTTCCTAAACATACATGTCTCATGTACGATAGGACCGTGACGCACACTAGGGAGAACATTAGAGAACAGCAATCTAGGCCTGACGTCTGGCCAGTGTTCGACGGAAAGTCGACTCTGCGCTCAAGGCGTCGTTATGCCCTTGATACTGATCTCGTTGTCTCCAGTGCTACTGCTCCTGGTTTCGGAGGGCTACTTAGCGCATCCGAGGCTACAAACATCATCGCTCTAATGAGTCGACTGACGACATGGAAGGATTTAGTATCCTCCGTGGCGGAAGCCGCTTCAAAATACCACCCATTTAAGAGGTGAGAAAAGCGATAAACTTGAAAGGAAAAGCAAAATGCCTTCACTTCCATCTACACTGACATTCACTCCTGAGACCGGGGTTGACATTGTTTGCTCGAAAAGCAATCAAGACAACTTCTCGGTTTCATATCGCGGTTCGGCCGAAACTTCGACCGCCCGCGTTGTGGCTGCCATCAAAGTCATGCATCGCGACGAGGGATCCAAAACGAATCCCACGGAACGGCATGCCATCGATGTTCTCATGACGTACTATCCCTTGAACGGGAGTCCGTCATACACCGCTCAGACCTATGTGCACCAGATTCGTCCTCGGGGATCTTCCCCTGACGTTTCGGGTATCATATCGGCCGGCGTTGCGCAGACCCTCAATGCGTCAACGACGCTTGGAGGGGCAGTTCTGGACTGGGGTATCTAATCCCACCAGGATGTCCGGGGTAAAACCCACCGTAGTGTTGTAGCTGGAGTCAGGCCTGGAATCATGAGAAAGGAATTTCAACATGATGAAAAGCCCGACTATTTTGCAAGGTTATATCAAAGCCATGTTTCAAGATGTGGCAGCGATATACTCAAAGACCAATGAGGTGGAACGTGACATGTCACGCCTACTTCATGAAGTGCAGTTCAGAGGGCTCGAAGTCCTCGCTGTTGAACTGCCTTCCCTCTGTAAACACTTTGACAAGTGTTTAGGTTTAGAACTGTACACCAGATCTGGTCTGCCGCTTTCGCAGCCGGCCAAGAAAGGGGTAGTGCTTCCTGTGTTTTTACAGGATCTCTACCTACAGGTCTTTACCCCAGAGGGGATGCTTAGGGTACAGCCTTCAATCACTGCAATAATCGCTCTTAGGCAAATCCTTAAAGGACTGTCTAAGGTTGATCAACAATGTAGAAAGGACCGTATTAGCAATGAAGTTGCAAATTTCAGAGCTATTGAAGATGATCTTCCGGATTATACCCTCCCTTGGGGGGGCGTCTGGCCTGACTATGATAGCATTAGTTATCGTTGTCATCGGATCTCTTTTGTTGACGACTCACGTCGTATCGATGAAAGAGTTCAAGATCGGCCTTTGCCAAGCGGCAGCAGTATTCGACACGACAGTGCCGGACCTGCAGACCCGCGAGGACCGCTTGCGACTTTGCAAAGAGTCGCAGACGTGGCTTCTGCGTCCCTCGGAGACTTCTCTTTCGAGATATCCGATGGGAACAGAATCTTCATCCCTAAGCACGGAAAGGGTCGTGTCTCAAACCTCTCAAGAGCTGTATCGAAATACAGATTTCAAGAGTGGCCAGAGAAACTCGACTGCATATTTCCCTTCGAACTGTACGGAAGCCCAACCCTGGGCCAACGTCCTTACGAACGGGAACTACCCGGTGTGTGCGGAAGCACCTCACCTTCTAAACTAATTGCCGTTCCCAAAACGCTAAAGGGACCGAGGTTAATCGCCTCAGAACCTAATCAGCAAATGTGGATACAGCAACTAGTAAGTCTGCAACTGCGTTCGAAGATCGACGAGAAGTCGTCGGTTTTCAAAGAATGCATTCGCATAGATGACCAGACTCGCAATGCGAGAATGGCTCTAGAAGCAAGTCGGAGTGGCACTCATGCCACTATTGACCTCTCTTCGGCTTCTGATAGGTTATCTCTCTGGACTATCGAAAGACTGTTCAGGAGAAATTTAAGCTTCCTTACACGTTTAAACGCGTGTAGGACGCCCACTATCAGGAAT